TTGAACGTACTGCCATAATAACTCCTTAAATTCTAATAATCTTTGTTTCTAAATCTTGTGGTCTTGGAGAACCTTTCTGATAATACTCTATCGAAAGATCCTCCATCTTATCAAAATACTCCTCTTCCGTTAAATTCTTATACAGAACTTTACCCTTATGGAGAATTGTATATTCTGTCAGCACCATCAGATTACTCTTGTCTTCTCATGTCCAACACGAATCCGTGGATCGCACCAAATCTCAAAACCCGCTTCGATAGCATCGAGACAGAATGATACATCCTCTCCACACATATCCTGTACCTCCCCACTCTCAAAGACCTGCATCTTAGGCGCAAACCATGGATACTTCATTCCATCATTCTCAAAGACTCCGTGCTTAATTAGCAACCATCCAAATCCGGCATAGTCTACAGTGAAAGGTTTACGTCTCTTTGAAATACTCTCCCCAGTCTCATGATTCATCACTCCACCACTCTTACGGAAGTCGTCCTCATCTAACCAATGTGCAACTGAAGTCGTCTTACCATCTTCGGTCATATACCATCCACTTGCAATATCTTGATCCATTAGAACCAATTGCCAAAACTTCTCTGTGTTAAACACAATATCACTATCAATCCATAATTGCCAATCATACTGCAACTTACCGTCCCATGGAATTTGATCCGGTCCTCTCAGTACATTCGCACCTAAACATTTGCATCTTGCAAAGTTTACCATCGATGAATAATCTTGAGAAATTTGGATACTCGCTCCTGCTTGCACTAAGTCAAAACAAAGTTGTACAAAGTTTTTGAGATATGTATAAGAAACTCCTCTACCAGGTAAACAAAAGACAATGGACTTGCCTCTTACCATTTCCTTTGCTTTCTCATAGTCCCACTCTTCAATACTCTCAGTTGCTTTGGGAGTCTTTGCTTTTACTGTAAATCCTTTAGCCATAACTTTAAATGAACTACTTCACTATCATAACACTCTATCTATACTCAGTCAATACTTCGGTACTCAGTCAAGACTTCGAATTACAATACAATCATTCTCTACCTCAATGTTTACTTCTGTTCCCTCGTACCACCCCTTCTCATCACATATCCATTCTGGTATCGTTACATAGTGTTCACCACTTACTGGGTCGATCTCTATAGTCGTAAAATTTTCCTGCGGATTTTTTTGCATATCTTTGAATCCTTGATGCCGTTTTTTATATATGAAAATTTTTTTGTGGGGGGGGGTCTTGGTAAATCCTCCGAGGTTTATATTTAGAGGTCGATAGGGGTCGTTTATAGCTTCCAGGGACCCATGGATTTTATATACGGGGGCATACAACATAAGGGGGGCAATCACCCCCCACTGCTGTATCACGAACGAATGCCCCTATCTATCAACTGCCTGCGAACTCCCCTCCTAACTTGATTCATAGCATGAGGACATGATGGTGATGAAGGGGCAGTATAAGTAAATCCTATGTAATGCCTAAAGACTAAATGTGTCCTTTGACGTTCTAAGTTATAACCCATAGAATCCATAAAGATGCGTACTTCTTTTTTGTATTTCATGATATGGAGAATTTAGTGTTGTTAAAGTTAGCATAACTGAACTGCTCACGATTAACTAACTTAAATGTACCATACTCATTAGAGTAGACATAACCCTCACCACCGATTGGAGTTTGTCCGATGTATGCCTTTGGACCATTATTCCGACAGAGATAGATAGCATCTTCTTTTATCGACTTAACTAATAACCAGAAACTGATGAGTTTCTCATTCATAAAGGTAGAAGCAATGACAGGACGATTCTCACGAATACAAGAATTAAGTTCCTGTTTAATCAGTTTGGCATCCTTATCTGTTACAAACTCAACGTTCTGTGCCATTACCTTAGCAAAAGAAATTACATCGTCTAAGTCATGGAATCTCTTCAGTCCATCATCATAACGACCGGATGCAATCGTTGCTCTGGGTTTTACAAACTTACAATAGAATGTATCTGTAATAGTGAAGTTCATCGGGTGTGCGATTGCATCCCTTAAATCACTCTCTGCTGTGTAATACGTATGAGGGGCAATGATAATCTCCTCCTCTACAATGTTATCGAACTGATAGGTGATTGTGTTCGGTGTGTATTCATCAGACCCACCGAATCCGATAAAGTCACCCTGAAAGATGCCGTCAGTTAGTGGAAGATAGTCATAGCACTTATGAAGAATATTAGCAACATTGCCCGTGTGGTTTGCATCAATATCCTGATGCGATTCGTTGATTTTGATCTTTACTTTATTAAAGACTGATTTAGTTCCTACAAAGAAATTACCGGTCGCAGGATTCTTTCCCCATACGATTGCCGGTGCCCCATCCATCTTTACTGACAGATTGCCCTCATTACGTAGACAATCAAGAGCACTTAAATCACCGGTGAGAATGGAATCTTCGGGATGTTCGATGTGCTTGTTTTGCATAATGTTGAGAAAAAAGTGAATGAATAAGGTGGAGAGTTTGTATCAGATAGGGAAGGAAATATTCTTTGCCTCAGGATTGCAACGATATTTGCCGGGGTCACTACCTTTGAAGGACGAACATGCACCGGCATGGATATAAGCAGGAACTGCTACGTTATCACTGGAAACCCACAAAGTGCGACGGGTAGTGATTGAAGAGGCAATGCGGAACATATTAGAGAATGATGAGAATGAGAACGATTGAGTAAAATCGGGCATAACATGATGCCCACTCTTTTTTGGTTTTAATCATGCAAGACGCATACCGTCAAAGAAAGGAATTGGTGAACCTTGATAGTTAACGAACCACTGAAAGTTTTTTTGAAAAACATACTCACCGTCCATTCCGAAGGCAGAAAGTAAAGCATTCAAACGTGACTTTGTGGTCTTTGATTGATAACCACCGTCGAACAATTGCATCCAATCTTCACCGATTGTGGCAATTTTGTTGCCGTGGAGGTATACGTCAGACGTGCCCTCCCAACCGGGGATAACAGTCGTATTGGCAGATGCCCAACGTTCGTCATTCTGAACTGCTGCGATCATCTGGGTTTCGATTTTGCGCATGAGAGGCAGGTAGAAAGGTCTGAGAGGTGTGGTGAGGTGCTGTCCCCTCCACTTCTATACAATACACGATTTTCAGGTCTGTGCCGGAACCTTGTGACACTTTGTCCGACTGTCTACTCGCATCTGACCTGAGTATCATTTAGTGGGGAGATTGCCTCCCCTAAGTATCAATTAACGACTGTGAGTTCTATATTCTTTGCCATCCAAATCTGTTCGATGATATCATCAAGAGTGGCAATCTGTTCATCGAAAGTATTATCTTTCGTAATAGAACTACACCTGATAAGTTCACCTCTACGGTCTACAAGTGCCATTCTTAAGTTAGTACCAGAAATGTTCATTGATTGTTAGTTAGTGAGTGAATGAGTAAGTGTTACTTACATAACCTGCTCTAGAGCAACTTTACCATAAACTTCATAGAAACAATCCCATGCCCATTTATCATTTACGAAAGAATTGCAACCTTCTACCTGATCAACAATCCAATCATATGCCATATCTAAATCAGCATCCATTTCACCCACAAAATTATACAAACCTTCCATTGCTGATTTGAAATTAGGGTCTTCCATTAGTGATAATGCTGTCTTACCAGTCTCATTATCACGAATAATCATTTGACCTTCGATGTTGTATGCTTTGGAGAATTGTGACATTTGAGAGGTGAATTTCTGATGACTTAACTAGAATACACGATTTTGAGGTCTGTGCCGGAACCTTGTGACACTTTGTCCGACTGTCTACTCGCGGCTGACCTGAGTATCATTTAGTGATACCACAGTTAGTGTTAGTTAGTGAGTTGAGTAAGTGTTACTCAGGTCTAAGTTTCACAGTATAAATCTCAAAGTTTGGATGCAATTCTTTGCATCTTGCATATGCTTCGGCAGCAGTTTCTATCATGTAAGAAAGCACATCGTGCATCTGTTTTTTAGTGTCGTAACCGTAGCAATTCCAGACAGGCATGTGATTTAGTGAATGAATGAGTAAGTGTTACTTAGTAATCAGTATGGCATCAACCAAAGGGAATCTCTTTAATCTCCCATTCTTTAATATTTGATTCTACAAGATCCTGAACTGTATTTTTTCCCCAACCCAACCTCTCACATTTTTCTTCTGCCCATGCAGTCAATCGTAATAACTCGGAAACATCAGTCTTCTTAATGTACTCTTCAGCATCTTCTCTGGTATGAAATACTTTAGAGAATTTATCACCAATAACATTATCACATCCTTCGTTGAAAGGATACTCAACGTGAAATACTAGAAAAACTGAAGTCATGATAGAAAGAAAAGAATGAATGAGTAAGTATTACTTAGTGTGAGTAAGTTCCCATATGATCACCTAATTCAATAACAGTATGTCCGAGGTAATCTTCAACCCAGACAATGGAATTAAACTCTTCGAACATTGAATAGGCAACATCGATAGCATGATCCTGAGAAGCACAATTCTCAGTTTCGTTGAACTCAGGGCAGTGAACTGTGTAAACCAAAATCGAACTCATTTCTTTGACCCTTCTACAATACACGATTTTGAGGTCTGTGCCGGAACCTTGTGACACTTTGTCCGACTGTCTACTCGCATCTGACCTGAGTATCATTTAGTGGGGAAATTACGGCAGACAGCATCACATAGCATCTCCTGCAACATATCACTAGACTCCTCACATATGTGTCCTGAATCACTACAATCAGAAACAATAGAGATAATATCTTCCATCAATTTTTCCCGTGCTGATAACATCTCAAGTGTGTCGTTGTTAATCATTTTTGGGGTGAATTTCTTTGACCCTTCTACAATACACGATTTTCAGGTCTGTGCCGGAACCTTGTGACACTTTGTCCGACTGTCCACTCGCGGCTGACCGGTTTGTGTTACTTAGTGTGAGGTGAGTTAATAACTGTAACCCAGTTAGTTGGGGGTGATAGTTTGTTCGATACTTTCACCCACCGACCTTTAAAACGAACGAGAGTAAATTTCATCAGTAATCTATCTTACCGTTGAGATATCCTTCCACATCAAACTTCTTATCATCTTCATACTCTTCTTTGTATTCAATCACATCATAAATCTCACCGGGCATGTCATTAATCTCAGAGAAAATGTCAGTGTCGAAAGTGTCGTAATCCATTTTAAAAAGTGTTAGTGAGTGTGAGTTGATTAAGTGTTACTGTATAACTTTCTCAACGATTTTCACATTTTCAATTTCGTATTCAGACGTAATTTTTTCTTCCTTATAACGTTCAGCATCAGAATAATCAGAAAAAACTTTACATCCCTCAGCATCTTCAAAATCATATCTGTCACCAATGATCACGGTGTATACGACGTAAACTTTCATTTTTGTTCCTGATTAGAATGAGTGAGTTGAGTAAGTGTTACTTATGAATTCATATCAGTCCAAGTTTCTTCACCATAGCAATCGATAATCTCTTCTTTTAAATCTTCCATATCATAATCTTTGATATTCTGCTCAATACTTTCAACAGCAAGAGTAATCAAAGTGTTCATATCCATTCCCTCCACAATCATCTCCGCATAAGCATTTTTGAGTGTATCGAGTTTGTTAGTAGTGATCATTTGAAAAAAAAGTGTTAGTTAGTGAGTGTGAGTTGAGTAAGTGTTACTTAATCTATAAGTTCTTTCATCATGTTATTAACCTCGATTCCGTCTATCTTTACATCATCCCACTTACATCCGTCCGGTGTTTCTTTACTACCAGCATCGTGGATGATACTTACCATGTGTCCGTAAGTTCCACCATCCCTTGCAATGTCACATGCTAGTTCATACAAACCACAATCATTTCCGATCCAGAGAGCAACATTCCAGGTTTCCCAATTTGCCCAACCGTTGTAACCTTCCATTTGGTGAATTCCTGATGACTTAACTACAATACACGATTTTGAGGTCTGTGCCGGAACCTTGTGATAGTTCCTTGACTGTCACACAGTACGAATCGTGATGCCCATCATTAACTCGTGAGCAACATCGATAGAATCATCTTCCTTTACAATTGGAAGATTAGTATCAACAAACTCCGAAGCAAGATCCATCATTAACTCGTGCATTCTCTCATCTGCTGCAGCAAACTCAGCAAACTCTTCTACGAAACCTGATGCTAACCTACGAATTGCTTCGTCATGGACATTGAGCATACTCATTTGGTGAATTTCTGATGACTTAACTAGAATACACGATTTTGGACCCTGTGCCGTGACCTTGTGACACTTTACCGATTGGGAGGCAGCTGACCTGGGCATCATTTAGTGATACCACAGTTAGTGTTACTTAGTAGGGAAATTTTTACAGACAGCATCACATAGTCGCGTTGTCAATTCATCACTCAATCGATCACTTATAATGCCACTAAGTTCACCATCAACAATTGCGATGATATCTTCCATTAACTGTTCTCTGCTCATTAACATCTCAAGTGTGTCGTTGTTAATCATTTTTGAGGTGAATTCCTGATGACTTAACTACAATACACGATTTTGAGGTCAGTGACCATCTAGTGTGCCAGTTCCTCTACTGTCACATCCATAAGGTCTTCTAATGGGTCTTATAAGGTTCTTCGGTGCCAGTAGAGGAACTGGCACACTAATACACGTCTACAGTCTCTCTGATGCTAATATCAACATTCTCGTCACCTTCTAGTCCTAAGATATCATTCCAATTGATATCTTCTAGATTTAAATCATCATAACACTCGATGTCTAATGTAACACTTATGATGCGTTTGTGTGCGTACATGTGTATCTCGTGTGATGTGTGTTATAATGTGTTATGTGTACACATATCTCGTAGTGTATACATGTATCTCGTATGTTATGCGTAATGTTTATACGCAAGCTCTACGTAATCACATGTATCTCGTGCGTACTCATCATCTATCTCGTATGTATCCTGGGTGTTATGTGTATCTCGTAGTGTATATGTGTTATGTGTATCTCGTACATAATGCTCATACATCTCGTCCTTATAGTACGTATAAGACTCGTTGTTATAATGATACTGTAACTCGTGGTCTTCGTAATACATGGGGTCTCGTAGAGATTTGTATGTTACTTGTATATTATACAGACATCTCGCACGTATGTCAAGTGTGATCTCGTGCGGCATTCATAAGCATTATTTATCAATCTCGACGAGAAAAATGTGTGGGTCTCAGAGTTTTTATGCGGGGTGGTTGACAAAATGCTCCGAGTGTGATAGCCTGTCGGTAAAGGTCACAAGACCTGAGAGGTTTATCAGAAGGTTTATAAGGGGTTTATAAGAGTATTAGAGAAGGTTTATAAGAGTATTAAAGTATAATAACTAAGGGGTTTTCCACACATAAAAGGCACTTATCCACAGAAATAACCCACTTATCCACAGACTTGTTAGAAAACAGTTTTATATTTATAATACCATTTAAAACCTATTTTTTAACCTATAATGTATTAATCGATACACTTTACCCATTACTTACTCTTTACCTCTCCAAATAGTTTGTTCATATAATTAAGCACTTGTTCATCTACATTCTCAGTGATAGTTGCTTCTACTACATCATCAATAGAATCACCTG